CCACTGTGTCCTTCTTGCCAAAGATCAATAAAATATGATGATTGGAGATTAGGTAAATGGGACAAAGTAAAAGAAGAAATAAAAAAAGGAAATGATTTAAGCAATCAACCAAGTCCTATACAAAATAAAGACGAAAATTTATAAGGATTCTATTGACATTTATGTTTTTTTATGTTATTATATTATTAAATGAAATAAATGAAAAAGGAGACAAAATGAAAAAGGACAAAATGAAAAGATTAAGTTTTTCTTATCCTAATACTTTGAAAAAAGAATTAGAAAAAGAAGCAGGTAAGGATTTAAGATCCTTACCCAGTTTAATTAAAATGATTCTGGATAAACAAGTAAACACAAAGGAGAAGTAAAATGCCTACAATGGTCTTCAATTATTCTGAAAAAAAAATAAAAAAATTGGATGAATTAGCCGGAAAAGAATCTCGATCAAGATCCTCATATATCCAGAAAGTATTGTTTGGGTATTTGAAGAAAAAAGGGGTTGTTCCTGGAACTAAAAAGACTGTCAAAATTAGAAAAAAATAAAATTAATAAAGGGAGATTAAAAAATGACGAAAAAAATCATAAAACCAAAGGAAAAAGAACCCAATCCTTTTATGTTATCCGGTGAAAAAGCTTTATTAGTTGCTGAAGGTTGTAAATTAGATAAACAAAAAAAGGATATTGAAAAAAGGTTAACAGAAATTAAGAAAGCTCTGGATTTCAAAAAAGCAGGGGAATATTCAAATTCTGCCGGTGATAGGATTGTTGTTTCTATTCGTGATAATTATACTAATATTGTTCCAAAAGAATTGTACTCTACTATGAAGAAAAAGAAACTTGGAAAATTCTTTTGGGGAAGTGTAAAAGTGGCCCTAACAGAAGCAAAAAAATACCTAACTGAGAAAGAAATAGACTCCTTAAGAAAAAAGTTAGATCCAATTAAAATTTACTCCTTTAAATAAGGAGTAATAAATGGATTTTTTAATTATGCTGGGCCTGAATGCCTTGTTTGATCTACTGTGGCCCCAATACAAACAAAGATCACAAGGAAACACAAACGTTGAAGCTGCCTTTTGGTTTGGCACTTCGTATGAAAATCTCCATGATGAGAATTATGATAAAGAACCTACTCAAAATTCTGATTATGATTATGTAGATTGGTAATAAAATGAAAAAACTTATAATTGAAGTGGGAAGAGGTGTGAAGTGTATAAACACACCTAAAGTTGTCAGAGATAAGATAAAAAAAGACCTTACTTTTGATAATCCTGCCTATAAAAAAGCACTTGAGAGGGGAGGCTACACAAGTCTTCCCCCTCAGATTGTTCTTTTTGATTCTGAAAAAACTACTTTTTGGTTACCTCGTGGTTATGTTTTTTTCTTAATTAGATTTTTGAAAAAAATTAACCATCCTTTTAATATTGTGGATGAGACTACGACATTAAAACCTCTTGATTTAAAATTTTATGGGAAATTAAGAGACTACCAAAAAGGTGCTGCAAAAAACATTTTTAAATATCCTTTAGGTGTTTTAGAAGCTGGAACAGGTTCTGGTAAAACAACTATGGCCTTGTTTGCTATTGCAGAAAGGAAACAACCTACTTTGATTTTAGTTCATACAAAGGAATTACTTTATCAATGGAAAGATAGAATAAAGGAATTTCTACATGAAGATTGTGGGTTAATTGGAGATGGGAAATTTGAAGTAAAACCAATAACTGTAGGTACTATCCAAACTGTCAAAAAAAGACGAGAAGAAATAATGGATTCTTTTGGCTTTTTGGTAATAGATGAATGTTTTGTAAAAGGAACATTAATTGATGGAAAACCAATAGAAACATTAAAAGTTGGTGATTATGTTAATAGTTATAATCATAAAACCAATAAAATTGAAAAAAAGAAAATCCTTCATGTTTTTAAACACAAAGTCAAAGGGGATTTAATTCGAATAAATACCCCAACAAAGAAAGGACCAATAAGCACTTTAAATCATCCTTTTTTTGATCCTGTCAAAAAAGATTACTTGACAGCATCTACATTTAATGATAGTAATACTGTGTACAGCATAGTTAGACAATCATTAAAAAAAGGAATAAAAAATGAAACTACAAATTCAGAGCAATTGCAAGATATGCGGAAAAGAAATAACCCTCTACAACGGAGGTCCAAATTATTTACGCACTTATCATGCAATACACGGTTCAGCCAAATGTTCGGAAAAATGCTGTCAAAAAGCAAGAAAAATTGGAAGAGAAAAAGCAGGAAAAAGTTTATCCGAATACAACAAAAAGTACGCCAGCGAACGAATGAAAAAGAACAATCCTTCTTTCAATCCTATGATTATAGAAAAAGCAAAAGCTACCAAAAGATTGAGAGAAACCCTTCATATTTGGAAAGGAAAAAGGGGAGGAAATGGGCAATTAACCAAGCAACAGGAAAAACTTGCCTTGGCTTTAGGATGGGAAACAGAAGTACCCATCAAAACAGCCGATCACTTACCTATGAACCAAAGAAGAAAATGGTGCAAAAAGAAAAAAGTCCCAACTTGTTACAAAGTAGATATTGGAAATCAGAAATTAAAAATAGCAATAGAAGTAGATTCCAAAAATCATCAAACGAAATCTGTAGCGAACAAAGACCGAAAGAAGGAATCGTTCTTGAAATGGAAAAAGTGGACAGTACTGAGATTTACCAACGAAGAAATAGACAACAATTTAGAGAAGTGTGTCCAGATAATTTTGTCTATAATATCGAAGTGGAAGACAACAACAACTACTTTGCCGAGGATATATTAGTACATAATTGCCATAGGTACGCTACTCAAGGGACAGCTTTTACCATTCAAGATTTTTCTGCAAAGTATTATCTAGGTTTAACTGCTACTCCTTTTCGAAGTGATGGTTTAGGTTCTATAATTTTTGCATGTATTGGTCCTAAGATTCATATTGTAAATAAAAAGAACCTTTATGATACAAAAGCTATATTGAGACCTGATGTTTATATTGTAAATACCTCGTTCAATTATCTGTTTACCGATGATTATTCAAAAATGATCACTGAGCTAACAAATGATATTGACAGAAACACTCTTATTTGCAAGGAAATAGCCTCAGATTTAAAGAAACACAAAGATGCTATACTCATAGTATCAGATCGCAAAAAACACGTAAATTTACTACAGGAAATGCTTTCTGATAATTTTGGTGTAAAGAGTATTTGTTTAACAGGAGGAATAAATAAGAAAAAACGAACTGAATATGTGGAACAAATCAGACGAAAAGAATGTAAGGTTGTTTTTGCTACAATAAGTTTAATAGGGGAAGGTTTTGATGCTCCTTATTTAACTGCTCTGTTTTTGACTACTCCTATTAAATTTTCAGGTAGATTGATCCAGGCTTGCGGCAGGATTTTGCGTCCTGAAAAACATAAAACACCGCGAATTTATGATTTCCGAGATAACAATGTGAATGTTTTGAGATTTTCAGGTTATAGTAGAGATAGAGTATATAAACGAGAATGGGCAAAGTAAAAGGAAAATAATATAAGAAGCAATAAATCTTAATAGAAAGGAAAAAAGGAGGAAAAACATGAAAAAGTACCATATTACAAGTTATTGGCAAACTGAAACTGGAAGATTTAATGATGATCAGGGCACCTTTGTTGATCGCAGATTTAGTGATATAAAGGAAAAAGAAATTTATGTTGAATACGATAAGGAAACAGATGTTATTCACTTTCGTGGTGATCCTACAGGATATAAATCTTATAATTTTTCCTCTATTGAATATTCTTCTAAAACCTTTAAATTTGATAAATTTTGCATCTGCTCAGGTACTATAAATTCTCGGCCCAGATGTGACATAAAAGTAAAGGATTTCATGAAAATTTTTAACCTAATTAAAAAGGAGAGAAATGAAAAACGGGAGAATGATTATTAAACAGGATGCACCAGTAGGGCCAAAGGGAGCAAAATTTACAAATCCTATTCAGAATGGTGGTTGGAATGTAGTTAGGTTAGTTCTAAAAACATTAAAAGGACAACCTTATCAGATATTTGAGGATGGTTATACTATAAAAATTTATTGGTAAAACTTTAGGATGCTATTGACTTTTGTGTTTTTTTATGCTATTGTGTAGCATGTAAAAATAAAGAAGAAAAACAACTTAATGGAAAAGCTTTTCCCTTTATAACAAGCACAAAACAAGGAGGTATTTATGCAATTTAATGGGTTAAAGTTGACTCCGGAGCAAGAACACGTAGTCGATTGTATCAAATCTGGAGAAGACACAAAAGTTCAAGCTCCGGCTGGTTCTGGAAAGACTTTTGTTTTGGAAGCTGCTGCTTCTGTGATTCCTGAAAAGGTAGGTATCTACCTTGCTTTTAATAAAGCAATTGCCGATTCTGCGGGGAAAAAATTTGGAACAAATGTTGAATGTCGAACTGGTCATTCTGTTGCATTCAGGGAGGTTGGAAAAGATTATTCTCATAAATTTGGAAAACTAACAGGTTGGGTGGTTTGTAATCATCTAGGAATAGTTAATCCTGCTCCGTTTCCGACTATTTCTTCAAGGGGTTATCTGATTTTAGATGCTCTCAGGAATTTCTGTTATTCTAATGATCCTAAAATCACTTATCGAGTTGTTCCTAAACTTAAAGGTAATTTCAAAACCCCTGAAGCCCACAAAGAAGCCCAGAAAATCATAGCTTCTGATGCTGATCGCTTATGGGACTTAATGGAAGACCCTGAATGTGATGTTCCTATCACTCATGATTTTTATTTAAAATTATGGGCTCTTTCCAAACCGATCATTGATCGTGATTTTATTTTATTTGATGAAGCCCAAGATGCAAATCCAGTTATGCTTGGAGTAATTGCAAGGCAAAAACATGCTCAAAAAATCTGGGTAGGAGATCAGTTTCAGCAAATTTATTCTTGGCGTGGTGCTATTAATGCTATGCAAAGAATACCTACTGAACACAATCCTTTTTTAACTCAATCTTTTAGATTTGGTGATGCTATTGCAAATGTAGCAAGTGATATACTCACTTGCTATATGGCTCCTGAGAATGCTCCGCCAAGAATTAAAGGATTTGAGGAATGTATTAGTGATATTTCATATTCCACAATTACTGATCCCAATGTCGTTATTTGTCGTACAAATAATGGTGTTATTACAAATGTTTTTAAATACCTTAATTTAGACAAAAAAGTGTATGTTCAGGGCGGCACAAAACAAATAGAAACTCTTTTGAAAGGAGCAAAAGATTTAAAGAACGGCAAGACTACTTGGGTACCTGACTTAGCATTGTTTAAATCTTGGGGAGAAGTTTTGCAATATGCAGGTTCTGAAAGCGGATCTGATTTAAGGGGTTTAGTGAATATTGTAGATCGTCATGATATTGATGAGCTTCTTGGAATTCTTGGGTCCACACAACAATCTGCTGCTAAGGCAGAAATCACTTTAACAACTGGACACAAGGCGAAAGGCTTAGAATGGTCAAAGGTACAGCTTTATTCAGATTTTGCAGAAATTGAGTTAGATGATGAAGGAAAAATGAGACCTATGAGACAAGAGGATATCAATATTCTTTATGTGTCTGCAACAAGGGCCTTAAATACTCTTGATGTATCTCAATGCCGGGCTTGTCATCCTGTGTCATTTAAAAAATCACAACAGTTCTTTGGAATAGAAAGTAATTTTGATAGTAAACCCAAACTGAAGAAAATTAGGAGGAAAATTGTCTAAATTTACTAAAGAGGAACTTGAAAAAAGAATAACTGATCTTGAAAATTTTATAAAAAAAAGAGATAAATCTAAGCAAAATATGGTAAGATTTCCATTTGATCCTGACAAACACTCTGGAAATTTACCTGCTGATGTTGTTGTTGCAGAAGCTTTTGGTCAATTGAAAGAAGTTGTTATTGGAGGAATTGATAAAGAAGGGAAATGGTGGTTCTCTTGTTCTTCTGATGATGATGCAAAGATATTGTGGATTTTGGAAAACTTTAAAATAATTCTTATTGATGCGTCACCTCAACGAGAATTTAATGAGGGAAGAGAAATCTAAATGTACCAGTTATTTTGCCAAGTACAGATATAAAAATATAGGAAACGGTGTTAGTATTGCGTTAAGCACTCCTCTTGAAATGGAAACTTATTCTGATTTATTTCCTACTTGGGAATTGCTTAATAAATGGAAAAAAGATCATAATAAAGAAGAATACATAAAAATTTATTCTGAAAAAATTCTTTCAAAATTGGAACCCTCGAAAGTTTATAAAGATTTAAAAGATAAAATTATTTTATGTTGGGAAAAACCAGGAGATTTTTGCCATCGACATTTAGTAGCTGATTGGTTAATGAAAAATTTAGATGTTCAAATCAAAGAATTATAAAATGAGAATACCTAAAAGAAAAAAAACAAACATGGAATATGTAGATATTCAGGCAATACTTGACGATTTACATATTCCATATACAACCAGGGGAAAGAACGTTTCTCAAGGTTGGGTAGGAACGCAATGCCCATTTCCTGGTTGTGATGATCACTCCAATCATTTGGGCTTAAATTTAGATTCTCCTGTGGTGTCTTGTTTTTCTTGTGGAAAGTCTGGAAACTACCTCACTTATCTCGCAGCTAAATTAGAATCTTGGAATAAAGCTGTCGAGATAATTGAAAAATACACCCCAAAAGAACTAAAAAAACAACAATACCAAATAAAAGAAAACAGGGTTTCTCAAGTAGAATTACCTAAAGAAGCAACAAAGAAACCAACAAAATATCAAAAACAATATATCGAAGGGAGGGGTTATGATTTAAAAAAAATGGAAATATTGTACGATTTTTATTATTGTGGACCAATAGGTGATTGGAAAAACAGAATTATTGTTCCTATTTATTACAAAAATAAATTAGTGACTTTTTCCAGTATTGATATCGCCAAAAACTCAAAACTAAGGTATAAACATGAAAGTGAAGAAAGATCAATATGCCATTGTAAGGAATTATTATATGGAATAGATCAAATTCCCCATAAAGATGTTATTTTGGTTGTAGAAGGTTTTTTTGACAAAGCCAGAATAGGACAAAACTGTGTCTCAACTATGGGAACAATTGTTACTGAAACTCAATTAAAACTTTTAACCCAATTTAAAAAAGTAATCACTGCTTTTGATGGAGACTTTGCCGGAAGAGAGAACAGCAAAAGAATAGCTGATAACTTATCAGCTTTTACTGAGGTAGAAGTCGTTTTCCTACCGGATAACAGCGATCCCGACAGTCTTGCGTACTCAGATATCAAAGAACTACAAAACATGATTAAAACAGGCTTTTAACAAAGGAGATTTAAAATGAAAAAAATGTATTTTACTGCAATTTTGGTTGCACTTATGCTCAGTCTGGTTATAGTTTCTTTTTGTTTTGCAAATGATGGTTGTAAAAAATTAGGAGTTTTGGCGGAAAATATTATGACAAATAGGCAAGCTGGAGCTGATTTTACTGAAATGTTGGATGTAGCTGAAAACACAGGTTGTTCAGAAGAACTCAAAAAACTTACTAAAAATTTGGTTATTGAAGCTTATGATAGATCGGAATACTCAACACAAGAATACAAGGAAAGAGCAATAAGACGATTTAAAAATGATGTTATGGTAAAATGCTATAAAAACCAGTAAAAACTATTGAAAACAGGTGAAAACAAAATAATGTTAAGGAGTTGAAGAAATTTCTTGACATTATTTTTTTTCTATTATAAGTCTGAATAATGATATTTGATTCAATCTATGAAACGCTTAGTCACCGTGAAGAAAGGATCAAACACACCCACTTTGTTAAAAGGTACTTTAAACTAATTTAAATAATTAAAAACCTTTTTAAAAAGATCCAGCAAAGAGTGGGTGGGACTTAGATTGACTCTCTAAGTTTTTTTATTGGCTGGATCTTTTTAAAAAGGTTTTTTAGTTTGAAAGGAATCAATATGCCTATTCTTGAAAATGGTTCAATTAATCCTTCAAAACCCCTTTCTTTAGATGAATATCTTTGTATAACTCGTTTAACTCCAGAACAAAACACCTATTCAGTGAATAAACATATTCTAAAAGTTTTAGGTCCTTTGTATGCTATTTATTTAACAAATCTGATGGAACTACAAAGAGAAAAAGCAGAACACGAGGAGGACTATGGTGATTTTTTTAAATCAAATCATAAGGAACAAATTGAAGCTACAGGATTAAATGATTATGAAATCCGAAAAAGTAAAAACTTTTTTAAAAAAATAGGAATATTATCTACTACTAAAAAAGGTATACCTGCAAAAGAGTATTATAAAATAAATTACAGAATCGCAGAATACCTTTTTTGTATTGACAACAACTATATTGAACCTAAAGAAGGAAAGAAACCAGAAGTAATTAAATTAAAAAAATTAATAGGGCGAAAAAAATGAAAAAAATTTCTCAATCAGAATGTAACACTATCCTAAATGAATCAATTTCTTCCATTTTTATTAAGACTCCTAAATTTTTACAACAAGCATTGGGACTAAGGGAATGTGCAGTATTGTCCAATTTATTAGAAAAATGGAATTATTTTTTTAAGAATGGTATGTTACAAAAAGATAATTCATTTTACTTATTACAAAAATATCAAGCCTTAGAAATTGGAATAAGTGAATATGAAATATCTCAGGCTAAAAAGAACCTAAAATCCTTAAATTTAATAACCATAATCAAAAAAGGTATACCTGCAAAAGAGTATTACCTTTTAGATTTTGATAAAATTGAACAAGTATCGAGTGAAGCCCGACAAAAATATGAAGAAACCTTAGAAAATCTTAATAAAAACAACAGTTTGTCGAAATTTGAAGGACAAGACTCTAATGGTAAAAAAATCAAAAAAACCGTTAACCGAAAAAAGAGTTTACAGACCCTACAGGGCTTAAGGGGTCAAGACCCTACGCCAGATGAGCGGTCTATATATAATAAGAATAAAGTAAATAATAAAACAAAAAAAAATTTTTCTTTGAAAAATATTAAACTCGAAAAAATGAAAGGTTCTAAACTCTTGCGCACTAAGGTTGTTCCTGGCGGAACAAAGGTGCCGGAGGCACCTAAGGGAACAAAGAAGTTAAATGGAAAGAACAATAAGAAATCTCCTTGTAAAAAGGTGAAAGGTTCTAAACTCTTGCGCACTAAGGTTGTTCCTGGCGGAACAAAGGTGCCGGAGGCACCTAAGGGAACAAAGAAGTTAAATGGAAAGAACAATAAGAAATCTCCTTGTAAAAAGGTGAAAGTCCAGGTAAACATAAAAAAACATGAATCTCTTGAACCTCCTAAATCTTTGCCAAAAATTAAGATTGAGCCAAATCCCTTGCAAAAGTTTAATTTCAAACCTGAAGTCTTTGAAATTTTGAACCATTGGCGAATCTTAGGTGGGAAAATTCCGAAAGATCCAAATAGGAGAAAAGTTGCAGATAATATTGCAAATCAAATCCAAGCTCTTTTGATAAAAGGTAACAATCCTTATACTTCAATTTTAAAGGATAATGAATTAGAACAATTCCGAACAAAGAAATGGACTGTACAAGAAATAAAAGATTCAATTACCTATTTCAAAAAAGAACTTTGCAGACCTATTGAAAATATAGTTTCTTTTCTTCAATTTATTGTCCATCACAATTATAACTCAAACCAATCTCAACGAGATTATTCTCCTCTTGTATCTTCTTTTTCTGCTTTACCTCAAAACCTTTCTTACCTTGCTAACAAATTAAAAACCAAATTTGAATATTTTTATGATGACATCCATTTTTATGATAAATCATTTAGCAAGATAGGTTCCTTCTTGGAACAAAAATTAATAGACTACAAACCTTATGTGCCTCATGCCAACAGAGGATTTTGTGTAGAAGACTTACCTTCTCTATTTTTGTATTATATGGATCAACAGGTAATTAAAGAAGGAAAACAAGATTGCTTGAAATACATGTCTAAGGATGAGAATCTCAATAATTTTATAAGCCACCTTAGCAAATTGAATGTGATTAAACACAGAACGGATGAGGAATTAAAAAACTATAAAAAAGAAACAAAGGAAAGGTATGAAATTCAATACGGTGAATATGGGAAAATGATAAATTCAGGTGTATCAAAAAATTGGAATGAAGATCAATGGGAATATTTTGAATTTTTAAAGGAACAAGTTGATGCTGATTAAAGAATCTGTTTCCAAGACTGAGGAGAAAAGAATTTGCACAGGCTTAATTGTTTCTACAGAATTTTTTCAACAAATAAAATCCATTTTTGAATTGGATTATTTTACCAATTCCTATTTAAAAACAATAGCATCTTGGTGCGATACTTTTTTTGAATCTTATGGAAAAGCCCCTTTTAACCATATCCAAGATATTTTTAAGGATGAATACAATGCTGGACGAATAAGAGACACGGAAGCGGAATTAATAGATACCTTGCTCAAAGATTTAGCTGAAACTTATTCAGAAGGTGAAATCAATGTTGATTATTGGGTTGAATTAGCCAGTAATTATTTTCGATCCAGAAAATTAGAAATTCTGGTAAACAATATTTCAGTTCTTAAAGAAAAAGGAGACCTTGAAGAAGCAGAAACTCAAATAGAGGAGTTTTATAAACTATCTTATCCTTCAGAAGAAAAAACCCTCATCAATCCTGGTGATCTTGAAACACAAGAAAGGATTTATAGAAAACGAGATGAAGAGGAAATAAACTTTTATCAAATACCAGGTGATCTTGGAAGATATTTAGGTAATTGGAAACGTGGAGATGTTATCGGCTTTTTTGGTCCAGCAAAGAAAGGAAAAACAAGAACCTTATTGACCATGTATAAATATGGTATTTTATCCAAAAAGAAAACCTTATTCTTTTCAATTGAAATGACTGATACAGAGGTTCTCCCTTTAACTAATCAGGTATTTTTTCCAATGACAAACAAAGAACCTGGCATGTACACTTATCCTGTATTTGATTGTTTTTATAATCAAAAAGGAACTTGTAAAGAAAGACTCTCAAACACCATGGTTCAATTTGAAAAAACCGAAAAATCAGATAAGAATGAAAAAACAAAAATAGAAAAGCCTATTTATGATCCAGGACATACTGTTTGCACAAAATGCAGAAATCATCCTGACCTTGATATTAGAAAAAAATATAAGCAAGGTAATTTTTGGGAAGAAATACACAGGGATGCTAATGATATTTTTACTGTTCGAGAACGAATAAACAGGTTTAAAAAAATGTGGAATAAGTATGGCCGTCTTTCTGTTCATAAAAAATATACCTTAACATATGACAAAATGATGAGGGATATTGATCTTCTTTGGCAAAAGCAAAGCTGGTTTCCTGATATTCTCATAATTGATTATGTGGATATTCTAAGTATTGATTCAAAATTCGATGATTATAGGTTAGATGATGAGAAATGGAAACTACTTGCAAAGGTTGCCGGAGAAACAAATACTTTGGTAATTACAGCTACTCAAGCAAATAAAGCAGGTCATACTACAGAACAATTGGATTCTACACATCAAGGTGGATTCTATGGAAAAAACAGGCATGTTAATTTAATGTGTGGATTAAATCAAAACTCCGTAGAAAAAGAACTTGGAATGATGCGTTATGGAATTACTGAAGCAAGATCAATTGAATTTATTCCTGGTAAAGATTGTCTTGTCTTAAATGATTTTTCCACAGGCCAAGCATATCTTGATTCATATTATCCGTATTATTAAGCGATTTTAGCGTGATAAAAGCAAAAGAGATACATAGATACTCAAAAAAGTTAAAAACGCTTTAAAACGAAAGGTTTTTAAAGGAATTCATAGAATTTTGAGAAATGACAGAAGCAAATTAAATCAAAATGAAATTAAAATAAAATAAATCATAATTTCTTATTGACTTTTTAATGATTTCTTGTTAATCTTAAAATAGCGAATAAAATAAAAAGGATATTAAAATTAAATCCAATTAATCCAAAATTAGTATCAGATGAACTTTATGATAAATCAATAGGAAAATTAAATAGAAATCCAAATAACTATGCAGCAGGTTACAAGAATAGAATAATCCATATGATTGATAGTGTTTCAAGAGGATATATAACTCCAGCAGAAGCTTATGATGCTTTAAAAGCAAAATATTTTCCAATAGTGTTAGAAACAAGATCAAGTTATAGGAGACTGCCAAGAAAACCCGTCCGCTTGCCCCGTGGAGTGTCACACTAACACTTAATAATTTAAGGAAAAACACAAATGTCAGATTTTAAAACCATAAATAAAGATATCCAAAAATCACATCAGGTGTTTGCTAATCTATATACCCAAGCTAAAGAAGCAGAAAGACAATTTAACCTATTAAAGAAAGCTTTTAAAAATTCTAATCTTAAGGATATGATGCGGAAGAATTTGATCGAATTTTAAAAGAAATGGAAAAGAAAAATGAAATCCAAATTATTTGATACTAAAATCCAATCTAAAAATATTACAGAATCCTCAATTGTTAAAAAACTCCAAGAGTTTCTTTATGAGAAAAAAAATAGTTCCAAGTTTGATTTCTCTGTCTCTATTTGTTCAAGCTCCTTTTTTATTGAATTACATGAAATAAAAAATCAGGGATGGAAAATCCTTGTTTTCGATTCAAATGATGATTTTGAAGAACAGATTGAAAAAAATTATGAACAGGACCTATATAGCTATGAAACTGCTGTTGTTTTTCAAGTCAGACACAATATATCGGAAACAGTTGCTAATTTAACTAAGTTGCTTCTTTTAATGGATGAATAAGGTAATGGAACAAATGACAGAAGTTTGCAAAAATGAATGGTTAAAATAAGGAGAATAAAATGCTCAAAACCCAAGTTACAAAAATTTTCAAATTCGAAGCTGGTCATCAATTAGAAAACAGTTTCACGAAAGAATGTGAATCCCCACACGGACATAGTTATAAAGTGGAAGTAACTTTTGAAGGAAGGGTCTATACTGACACAGGAATGGTGATTGATTTTGGAGAACTGAAACAAATTGTAAAACCTATTATTGATGAATATGATCATAAATTTTTTACCAAAGAAAATTATGGCAAAAATCCCACAGCCGAAAATATGGCAAGTGATATTTTCTGGAAAATTAGAGAAAAAACATTAATGATAAAACAAGTGAAACTATGGGAAACAGATACAAGTTATGTTATAGTTAGGTGTTAAAGTTTAGGATAGGTTTTGGGTTACTATCCTAAAAGGGGTACTCCAAGGTCGGATATGCTCCCGGCGTCCTTTAAGGATTCCTCCCCTGTAGTCTTCTAAAGCTGTCATTGCTACTAAAAGGAATTCATCCGGGACACTTATTTGACTTATTTAATTTTTAAAAGGCTTTTTTAAATGAAAATTACAGAAATATTTGAATCAATTCACGGGGAAGTAAATGGTCATCACCAAGGAAGAATCTGCACATTTATAAGAACCTCTGGATGTAATTTGAGGTGTTATTATTGTGATACTCCCGGAACACAAAATCCTATTGGAGAAAATACTACTTTTGATTCTATTTTGGATAAAATTAAATACTATAACAATCAATACCTTTGTATAACAGGAGGAGAACCTTTACTTAATAAATCACAAATGGTAGATTTATTATCATTACTTCATTTCCAAAATTATAAAATTTCAGTAGAAACAAATGGAACTATAGATATTACTCCTTTTTACCGATATGTAGAAAGTTTTGTTGTTGATTACAAAGTGGGAGTGGATAACTATAAACCCTTTTTAAAAAATTATATAAATTTACGAAACACTGATGTTATAAAATTTGTAGTGGGTTCTGAAAAGGACATAATAGAAATTGTAAACAATTTTTCTTTTTTAGAACACCAATATAAAAATAAAACACAAAAACCTGTTATCTCTTTTTCTCCTATTATATCTGAAACCTTCACACCAAAAATATTATTTACTGGCCTAAAGAATAACGGAATCCATAACGTATTGATATCTGTTCAAATACATAAGTATATAGGATTTAATTGAACATGGAAAAATTAACCCAAACAAGATTAAAAGAAATTTTACACTATAATTCAAAAATAGGTACAAACCAAATCGCAACTATTTGATTTCCTTTAAGATACATAAATATGTAGGATTTCATTAAAAAGTACTTGACATTTTAATAAGAATTGATTATGATTTATCATTATCTAATTATTATCAAAACGGTAATAATTTTAATTTTTTTTAAATTAATTTTTTAAGGAGACAGAACATGTCAGAAGAAAAGAACATCACAGAAGAATCCATCAAAGTAGCCATTAAAGATCTTAATGCCCATCTTAAATCAAAGGAAAAAGAAGAGATTTCCATTGAAGGAATTGAAGGCGTTGAAGCTCAGATTCAGGTATTTCTTGTGCCTGTTTTTGAAGAAATTGAAAACGGTACTGCTGCTGAACTTCCGGAAAAAGTAATTGAACTTTATAATCAGATAGCAGAAGACGAAGAAGAACCTGGAGAACCTGAAGAAGGGTGTTTCTTTTTACCTTTAGAATCTTTTACAGAAAAGAAACCTAAAAAGAAACCCAGAAAAGAAATTGAAAAAGATGCTTACGGTGTATCCATGAACAGTGGAGCACACAAACTCAATCTGATGCTGGAAAAAGGAGCTTCAATTGCTGATATGATTGATGGAGTAGGTACTACTCGCAGTAGAGTTCAATCACACATGGCTTCTTTGAAAACCAAGGGTTTCTTTATTAATAATATTGATGGGGTTTTTACTGTTATGTCTGAAGAACCCCCGGAAAGACTTAAAAAAGAAAAAGTTGACGGTGCCAAAGAAGGAGAAAAAACTGAAAAGAAAAAAGCTCCTGCTAAAAAATCATCTTCCAAAAAATCATCTTCCAAAAAATCATCTTCCAAAAAATCATCTTCCAAAAAAGGAAAATAAAACTGTGACGGAAATTCAAAAAGATTTCCATCACATTATATCTGAGGGATTGGGGCTCGATATGTCGGACCCCAATCTCAAAGACACTCCTAAGAGATTGGAAAAAATGTATAAAGATTTTGTCAAAAATACTGACAAACCTTTTAAAGGACTTACTGTTTTTCCAAACAGTGATGGATATGATCAAATAATTCTATTGGATACCATTCATTTCACTTCTATATGTTCTCATCATTTTATACCTTTTGCTGGTAAAGCCTGGTTTGCTTATATTCCGGATGAATTATTATTAGGGGCCTCTAAACCGGCAAGAGTGATAGAACATTATGCAGCAAGACCTCAACTACAAGAAAACCTTTGTCAACAGGTTGTTAAATTTATTAGCAAACAACTTAAACCATTAGGAATTATGCTTGTAATGAGAGCAATACACGGTTGTATGTCTTGTCGTGGAATTTATCAATATCACGGAGCCGGAATGATGACTTCTTCTATTACCGGTATTTTCAAAGAAAACAAAGCACCTCATGATGAAGTTATGGATTTGATAAAAATGTCAATAATGATGGAAAAATGAAAACAATGAATATAATTATTAATACTCGATTTTCAGCTATTCATTTTTGGCCTGATTGTCCTATAAAGGAAGTTGCTTATCTTAGAAATCCTCATAGACATGAATTTCATGTTCAAGTAAAAGCTCCAGTAAAACATGGTGATAGGGATATTGAATTTATCCAATTAAAAAACAAGATTCAACTGTGGATTTCTAAGAATTGGGATAAACAAAATCTTGAAAACAAATCCTGTGAAAATATGTGTTCTCTATTACTGTTTGTTTTTCCTGAATTATCTTATGTTCGGGTTTTGGAAGACGGAGAAAATGGCGCAGAAATAGAGAAACCTAAATAAGGAGATAAAATGCCATTAACAATAATTCCAGATTGGGATCCTACAAAACAAGCTTTGAATTTAAGAAATCAGTATGACCCTATTCTACAATATAACGCAAAAATTATTTGTGATAAATGTGGGACAAGACATTTTCCAGATGAAGACACCTTTATTGTAATTTATGGAAATATTACAATAAATTTTGGCAGAGGTGTAGTAGGAAATAATTTCAGGCAAGACGACGAGTTAGATGGGGCTGCAATATTTTGTAGAAGTAAAAAATGTATTGAATCCTTCACAAAATCTTTATTGCTACCTTCAGAAGATGAATATGAAGACGAAGACGTTGAAGATCCTTATAAAGATATATGAGAAATTGTACTGAAATTGGATAAATTTTAAGCGGGAGTAGATGTAAATTGGTAGACACTCTGGCCGGTGAAATATAGTAACCGGAGGGACAGATAAAAAGAGTCTGTTGCGGGTTCGAGTCCCGTCTCCCGTACCAAAGGATTATCATGATTAAAAATTATGTGTTCACGGGACAAGAAGCAGAAGGACCTCAAAAAGGTATTCTAACTCTTTTTATTCCTAAAAACGCAATAAACAGAACATCTTTTTTTGAGTTTGCTAAAAAATACAATATAACCAGATTGTATTTTGGAGCTGGGAATGATCGAGGAATTAATCCTGATTTAATTGGACATCTTAAATGGATTCCTAAGCATTTTACTATTTTTTTAGAAATTTTAAAAGGAGATGATTTAAAATTAATCCCTCCCTCTTTTTTAAAAAGAACCAATATTATTTATGTTATTCAGGATTATTTAGAAGTTAATCCTTCTGTTTTTAAGATTGAAAGTAAAAAAGAAGTTAATTGGTACGAACTACAAAAACCCTTTACAAACTCACTTGACTCAAAACTATATGAATGGGACCAGGACTTATGAGAAAATTATTTTATCTTCCTTTAGAATCGTACAAAGAAAGGTATACTTGCCAATTATCAGCCCCTGAAACAGGATGGTTAGAAAGAAATTGGATGAAAGAAGGTGTAAATTATACCAGAGTAGAAGGAGACAGCAACTTAGCTTCTTCTCTTATTACTGATGGTGTTGTTCTTGATTCAACAAATAGAGGAATGTGGTGTTGTTCTCAAATTAAAAACCTATTAAGTCATTTGAAGGCAGGCCATATCACCTCAGACGATGTTATTTATTTTGATGATTTTTGGACTCCAGGATTTTCTGCTTTGCCATATGCGTTTCACTTAACAGGTATTCAACCAAGAATGTACGCCATGCTACATGCCCAAAGTATTGACAAATTTGATTTCACATATGATATGCGCCATTGGATGAGACATTTTGAAAAAGGTACTGCTAAACGTTTAAGTGGAATTTTTGTTACTTCAACTTGTCTTCGTGATCTTTGTCTTTATCATAATGTTGGTCATCCTGGTAATGTTTTCTTAACTGGTTTGCCTTATAATAGTGAAGAAGTAGAATCCCATTTCCCTAAACACGTACCTCTTAAAGCAGATAATCAAGTAATTTATTCAAGCAGATGGGACAAAGAAAAAGATCCTGGATTTTTTATGGATGTTATAGAGAGATGCATCCAATTGAAAATAGATGTGAATTTCCTTATTACTACTTCTTCAGAAAAATTAAGAAGTAATGACTCTGCCCTTCTTGAAAGATTACAAAATTTAATCAATAAATATCCTTATGTAGTTAAATTAAGAGAAAATTGTTCTAAGGAAGAATATTATACCAATTTATTAGAATCTAAGATACAAATGAATACCGCAGATCAAGATTTTGTAAGTTGGACTCTTTTAGAAGCCACCACTTGTGGATGTAGACCTTTATATCCTAATTTTTTAAGTTTCCCAGAAGCATTGAACTATAACTATGATTACATGTATGAAAAGAATGATGTGACAAGTGCGGTTTTAGCCTTAAAAAAGGCATTAAGTGCTGCTATATCAGATTATTCACACATTTACAAACCATTTGATAATTCTTGGAAAAGAATGCTCAGTATTATGCAAGGTGATTTTAAATACTATGTAGATAACCCTTTATTTTAGGATTAAAATGAGAAGTATTTTTGTTGATTCAGGTGCTCACTCTCTATATACCAAATATGTTATCAATCGACAACATGTGAATGGTTATTCTTTTTATGAATCTGACGCATTTTGGAATTATGTTGATCAATATGCAGAATGGGTAAAGCAAAGACTTCATTTGATTGATGTTTATGTAAATGTGGATGTTATTTTCAATCCTGAATTAAGTTGGAAAACCCTCAAATATTTAGAAAATACTCACGACTTAAATCCATTACCTGTTATTCATGCCAATACTGATAAAAAATGGTTATACAAACATCTTGATAATTATGAATACTTAGGAATAGGAGGCATAGGTCAAGAGAAAACAGTAAAAGAATTTCTTCCTTTTGGAGATATGGTATTTAATGCTATTACTGACACAAAAGGATACCCTACTCATAAAACACATGGTTTTGCTATGACTTCTAATTTTCTATTAAATCGTTTTCCTTGGTATTGCATGACCGAAGAAGACCATGAAGTTCTTACTAAAAAAGGTTGGAAAAAGAGAAGCAAACTACAGATAGGAGAAGAAATATTAGCATTTGATGAAGGAGTAACCAAATGGGAACCTATTTTAGATATTCCAGTATTCCCAGTAAAAAATGAAAAAATAACCCATATTGAAAACCGAAATATTGATGCTCATATTTCAAATAATCATAGGTGGATAACAACCGACCATAATAAAAGAGGATTAAAATGGAGATTTAAAGAAACTGATTATTTAACAAAAAGTGATGCTATTCCAAGGGTAGGTAAAGATTATAAATTTCCAACTGAAAAAAAATATTCAGATGAGCAAGTTAAATTATTAGGATGGATTTGGACAGATGGGTCTATGAGAGACAGATCTAAAAAAGGATGCAAATTCAACAGCATAATTATATACCAATCTAAAACAGCTAATCCTAAAAAATGTAAAGAAATTGAAACCCTTTTAAATAAAAGTAAAGAAAAATACTGTATTTGTAAAGGGGAATGTGGAATGAACAATTATGAGATATATGGTAATATTTCTAAATGGATATGGTCTCTAGCTCCTGATAAAAAAATACCTTTACCTTTTATTTTTGATTTAACAAAAGACCAATTAAAAATGTTTATAGATGCTTCTATAAAAGGAGATGGAACTTTAACAAAATTAATTAGAAGAAAAGGAATAGAAATTACAGTAAATAGATCTGTTAAAAAAGAAAATTTAGAAATTTTACGCATAGGTTATTTATTATTAGGTATTCCTACTTCTATTTTTTACGGTAAAAATAATAAAAAAAGTCTGCGTACTTCCTCAGTAGATTATATCTATAATAATCAAACAAGACATTGGATTGAGAACTATACTGGTAATTTGTGGTGTGTAAAAGTTAAAAGTGGAGCTTTTTTTACAAGATGTAATGAAAAAATTTATGTAACAGGAAATTCAGTTGATTCCACAGCTTGGGCCCACTTCGGAAGATTTGGAGCTATATTGATACCTAAGTTAAAAAACGGAAAATATGATTACAAAACTACACCTATTATTCTTTTTATTTCTGATCGGTCAACAAAAAAAGATTTAGCAGGAAAACATTTAGATAATTTTTCCAAAATTGAAAGAAAAATGATCCTAAAATACATTAAAGATAAGGGATATATTTTAGGAAAATCTGAACACAAAAAAGTTCCATTAGATTATAAAGTTACTCCAGGTAAAGAATTTAGAATTTCAAAACACAAAAACCATACACTAATCGAAAACTGTATTGAAAAAGGTGTAAAAAATAACAACCTAATGAGGGATTTTTTCAATGCAGAATACTACAAAGATTTAGCTAATTCTTTACCTGAATGGCCTTGGAAGTTCAAACACAAAGAAGGGACATTATTTTAAAATGAAGCTATATTTAGCAGGTAATTTTACTGTTACAGATGAGGTTCAAAATGAAGTTGCTTTAGAAAAAACAATGAAAGAAGATTATAATCGCCTTTGCACATTTTTTTATCCTAAAGCTGCTGATGTTGTAATCCAAAATAAAAAACCAAAAATCAAAAAAGAAGTAGAAATTAAAGAAAAAGATTTATCCTTAAAAACACACCCAGCAATAGGAGAAGTTAGTAATGGCAAAGAAGATAAAACTAAAGAAAAAAACACCAAAAAAAGAGTTAAAGTTACAATCAAAAGAAGCAAAAATTTATGATAAAGGAAAAACTTTAAAAATTCTTTCAGCCATTAAACCAGGATTAGCTATGAAAGATATTGTTGAAGGAATGAAAAATTTCTACTTTGATGGTAAGAATATAATTACCTATAATGACAAAGTATCAATAATGCATCCTTTTGTAACTGATTTCAAATCATTTATTCATGCCGAAACTTTTTATAAATTGATCAGCAAGCTTCCTTCTGATCAATTTAAAATGTCACCTATAACTGATGCCCAAATAAAAATTGAATCAAAGGGTGTTGATGTGACTTTAGTGGCTATAACAGATTCAGAAATTATTAAACGAATTTCAGTTGTAAATAAAGGGATTAAAAAAGTAGAATGGAAGAAGCTTCCTAAAAATTTCATAGAAAGTATAAATCTTTGTTCTTTTGCTGCTTCGAAATCTGATACTGATTCCACTATTTCTTGCATTAGATTAATAAACAAAACCTGTGTAGCTACAGATAAGAAAAGAATAGCATACGCAAAATTAAAATCAAAAATTGAACCTATGTTCATTAAAGCAAGCGAAGTGAAACATCTTCTTGGAATAGAACCTACTAATTATGGAAGTAACAAAGGGTGGTTATTTTTCAAAAACAAAGATGGATGTGTTTTTTCAATTCGAAAAATAGAAGGAAATTTTCCTAAATGGAAACATCTTTTTGATTTTGAAGGATCAAAAGTTGATTTGCCGTCTGAACTTTTAAATGGTATAGATCTTGCTTCTGTTTTTACTAATGATGGCAATGCTCCTCCTTTAAAAATTAAGATTGAAAAAAATCTTTGTAAATTAGAAGTCCAAACCGATGAAGGCAAACTAAAATATTCTGCACCAGTTGATTACAACTTAGATTTGATTGATTTTACAATAAATCCAGATTTTCTAAAAGAAATGATTAAGTTCGCCACCACAATAACTTTTGTTGAGGGTAAGGCAAAGCTTGAGACAAAAACCTTTGCTGTTTTAACTGCTTTTTTCTCTAAAGATGAAGACGCAGGAGAAAGATATACTCGTTACGGTAAAAAGGAAAAATAAAATGGACGAACAAGACAACAGAAAACCTGATTGGGTTAAATATTATCAAGTTACCAATTATGAATGGGATTGCCCCTCGTGTAACTACACAAATGTAAACACCCAAGACCCTACAGGTAGAGTTTTAAGATGTTTTAAATGCGGTTCACATTTTGATCACGTACGGGATGGGGGATATTTAGAAAAAGGAAACTATTGAATATGAGTTTGTTTTCGAAGTCTGAGATTAAAAAAACCTGTGAAATAAAAACAGACATTTCTGAATTGAAATCGGATTGTTTGAAATGCGGTTTATATAAAAATAAGAATCATCCTCAAATAGAATATGAAGGAGAAGGGAGAAGGAAAATACTCATTATCGGGGAAGGAGCAACCTTAGATGATGAGTTATACGGAACACCTTTCAGTGGAGAAGAAGGAGAATTGCTTGAAAAAAAACTTCGATTCACAGGAATAAATTTACACAGAGATTGCTGGAGAATGAAAGCAGTTAGGTGTGAAACTTACAAACCTACTTATAATCAAATTAGAGCCTGTTATCCTTTTGTCAAAAAAACAATTCTGACTTTAAAGCCTTCCCTTGTGATTCTTTTAGGTTCCACTCCTATTGCTTCTTTATTTGGTCAAGATTTTTCTAATAGAGAGATCGAAAGATGGAGAGGTTATCTGATTCCTGATCAAGAATTACAATGTAATGCTTTTCCACTAAATCCAATAATTGATCTCATAGATGATCCAAAGAACAAAAATCTTAAAAGTCTATTTGAACGAGATTTACAAAACGCCATTGATAGCCTAAACCAGCCGTTTATTAAGCAAACAGATCATGAGCAGTACATTACTATACTTAAAGATTTCAAAGCTCTTAAATCGACATTATTAAAGGTAATAAAAAAACAACCCTTAATTACTTATGACTATGAAACTACAGGTTTAAAACCTTTTAAAAACGGACATAAAATTGTCACCATAAGTTTTTCTGTGAATGAGAAAAAAGCTTTTTCATTTCCTTATCAATATCGAGATTTCTGGACAAAACAAGAACAAAAAGAAATAAGGCTTCTCTGGCGAAAAATTTTAAAAATTCCTAAGATAAAAAAGATAGCGCAAAACTCCAAGTACGAAGAAATCTGGGGAAAAGTTTTCTTTAAAAAGAGACATAAATGGCATTTTGATACTATGATGTGTGCCCATATTCTTGATAATAGACAAGGCATAAGTGGTTTAAAATTTCTTGCATTTGTAAATTTTGGAGTTAGGCCGTATGATAAAGATATTAAACCTTTTCTAAAATCAAAGGGTGAATTTAACTCAATAGAAAAATTTCCTTTGAATGATGCATTAATGTATAATGGATTAGATTGTATCTATACTCATATGCTCTACAATAAACAAATCCAAATAATCACCAAACAAAGAGGATTACTTCAAGCTTACAATTTCTTTATGAAAGGCAATAAAGAAATGGCTACCTTGCAATTAAATGGTTTTTGTATGAATACAAAATACTACAAAATAACAAGGAGGAAACTTGAAAAGAAAATTGCCCAATTAGAAAAAGAATTATTAACAGGTCGAGAAGCAAGAGCATTTAAAAAACAGTATGGAAAGCCTTTGCTTTTGACCTCAAATCAAGACTTAGGTAATCTTTTTTATGAAGTTCTTGGAAAAGATCCAGTTTTCACATCAAAAGACAATTATAAAACAGATAAGGAAACACTTGAAAAACTAAATTTACCTTTTGTGAAGAAACTCCTCATCAAAAAAAAATATGAAAAAGCCTTAGGTACTTATTTAGGTCAATTTGAAAGAGAAATCGTAAGAAAAAAATTACATCCGTTCTTTGATTTAATTATTCCTATTTCTTATAGATCAAGTAGTTCTGGACCTAACTTTCAAAACCAACCTAAACGAGACGAAGAAATTAAAATTTTAGTGCGATCAGGAATAATTCCAAGAAAAGGTTGTGCTATATCAGAAACAGACTTTTCCGGAGCAGAAGTTATAGCCTCAGCATCTTGCCATAAAGATCCAAATTTTATAGCATATTTAAAAGACAAATCTACCGACATGCATAGAGACAATGCAACTGACCTTTTATTATTGCCTCCTGATATGTTAGAACGGCCAGACTACACTAAAAAACAGAAAAAATTAATTAAAATTATTAGATTCTTTGCAAAAAATAATTGGACCTTTGCACAATTTTATGGTGATTGGTTCGGATCATGCGCACCTGTCTTTTGGGCCAACGTAGTTGAAGCAGGATTAAAATTACCTAATGGTCAGACTTGTAAAGAATGGTTAGAATCTAAAGGTATTATTGAATTAGGTGAAATGGAGAATGGTCGTCCTACTCCTGGTAGTTTTCTTGAACATTGTAAAGAAGTAGAAGACAAAATGTGGAATAAAAGATTTCCACAATATACACAATGGAAAAAGAATATCATTGAATTTTATCAAAAGTATGGATATATAGAAAGTTTATTTGGATTCAAATTTACCGGATATATGTCTAATAATCAGTGTAATAATTTTCCTATTCAATCTGCAAGTTTTCATCTGCTTCTCTATACTTTGGTTCAAGTGCAAAAAATGATCAAAAGGAAAAAATTAAAAACAAAACTTATTGGTCAAATACATGATTCAATTATTGCAGATGTTCCTAAAGAGGAATTAAAACTTTATCATAGAGAAGTGCATAAAATAGTCTCAGGTTTAAAGGATAAGTTTGATTGGTTAGTGGTTCCTATGGGAATAGAAGTTGAACTTTCTAAACTCCGAGAGGATGGAGGAAGCTTGGCAGAAATGCAAGAAGTTGATCCATTGAATGTTGAACTTTGGAATTAAGATAGGTCATTAAGAAAACAATAAATTCTTATTGACTTTTGCATAAGAATGTAATATACTTATAGCACAAATGAAGGTAATACACATGAAAAAATATTTAACGTTTGAGTCTTTTTTTGATAAAGTTGTCAAAAGAGATGAGGATTATTGGAATAGTTCTTATAAAAAAAGATGGGTCTATATGGAACCTATAATCCAAAAAATTAAACAATTAAATCCGACAACTGCTATTGAAATAGGGACTGCCGGTATCTCTTTAATGAATTTCAGTGACTCTATGGATATAAAAGAAAAATATGTAGGAAATAAACATACTGAATCTTACGTATTTGATATTAGAGAAACACCATGGAACATTCCTAATAAAAAATATGATATTTTAGTAGCATTACAAGTCCTTGAACATTTGAGTCCAAACCAGTCTGAAGTATTTAAAGAAATAAAAAGAATATCAAAACAAGCCATAATAACTTTACCTTATTTATGGGTTTGTAAAAATCCGAAAGATCGTCATCATAATGTAGATGATCAAAAAATAGCAGAATGGACTAATCATGAAGAACCACATACAAAGGAAATCTGGACTGCAAATAATAAAAAACGAATTGAATTATATTATAAATTTTAAAGGAGATGCATAATGAGCAAAACAATTTCAATTACAATTCCAACTCCTCTTGAAAAAGAACTAAAAGAGGAATCAAAAAAACAAGGAGTTTCTCGAAGTAGGTTTATTTGTAACCTACTATTAACTTGGAGTGAGAATAAAAAGGAAAAATTAAATGAGTTTACAAGTCCTTTATAGACCTGCAACATTTAAAATGTTTGCCGGAAACAAGGAATTAAAAGAGAATCTACAACAAGTAGTGAAAAGAAAAAACCCCCCTTCTTCTTTTCTAATTGTAGGTCCAAGTGGTTGTGGAAAAACAACTCTTGGTAGAATTATCAAAAGGGCGCTATCCTGTCATGATGATGATTATAAGGAAATGAATGCTGCAAATGATAGAACCTTACCTGCTATTCGAAACGTATTAGAAGACATGAAATATACACCTATGTCTGGTGAAAAAAAAGTCATCTTAATGGATGAATGCCATCAATTATTAGGTAATGTTCAAGAAGCCCTTCTTAAAGGCTTAGAAGAACCGCCAGCACACGTTCATTTTATTTTATGTACTACAAACCCAGAAGCTTTGAAAGATACGTTTAAACGAAGATGCCATATTTATGAAGTTGCTCCATTAAACAGCAACGAAATGATGAAGCACCTTAAAATTATTATCCAAGCAGAAAAGATTGAAAATTATCCTAATTCCATTCTTGAAAAAGTTATTGAATTATCGAATGGGTCTCCTGGTATTGCTTTAAAATATCTGGATATGGTAATTGACATGAAAAATGATGAAGAATCAGCAATCAAACTGTTGAAATCTTCAGGTACTTCTGAAAAAGATGTATACGAAATCTGTCAAGCTTTGGTTAATTTCAAAATAAACGATAAAACAAGATGGTATAAAGTAAAAAAACTTCTCAAAGAATTTAAAGGAGATGGTGAATCGGCCAGACGGCCTATTCTTGGTTATTTAAATTCATGCATTTTGAATAATCCAGAAGGAGATAACTTTGCTTTAATTATGGATGAATTTAAAGATAATTTTTATGATTCTGGAAAAGCTGGATTATCCTTAGCTTGTTTTAAAGCTTGCCATATTATTGATTAAAAAGGAAAGTACTACAGATGATTGATAAAAATGAAATGCGGAATTACAGGCGAGATATAGATATAGATAAATCCAACTTAGAAGATGAATGGGAATTGCATTCCTCTTTATATCTACATTATGCAGATGAGTATGCAGATGCTTTTGACCATAAAGAAACAGCAAAAGCAAAATTAGAATGGATTAGTTCTAAATTGGATTTAGAGATTCGTCAAAATTACAAACAATATGGATTTAATTCTAAACCAGCGGAAGGCGGAATAAAAAGCACAATAATTATCAATAAAAACTATCAAAAAGCATTAAAAAAATACAACAAAGCAAATGCCTTGTTTGTTAGACTTACAGGAGTAAAAACCGCATTTGAACATCGTAAACATGCTATTGGAAATCTTGTAGCTTTAAGGATAGGTGGATTTTATTCCGAACCAAGAAACATAGTAAAGGATGTTAAGAAAATACAGTCAGTTAAAGGTCATGAAGCTCGAAAAAAAGCCATAAATGAAAAGATGAAAAACCGTAAAAAGTAATAGCTACAGATAAAAATCTGTGCTATACTTATATTGTAGTTTTGGATATAGGGCGAATGGTCCCATTTTACCAATTATTAAAAAAGGAGTAAAGACATGTCCTCATTTCGGGAAAGAATGAAAAAAAAGAAAAACAGCCTCAAAAAAAGACACAACACGCCAGCGAAAAGTACCGCTTTTCCAACAGTTTTCAACAAATCAAAAATCCCCACAGGAGTAGAATTTTTTCGGTGCAAAGAAGGCCAACACATCGTTGATATTTTACCTTGGGAAGTTGGTCCAGACATGCCTGTTGATACAACCGGGGAAAATCCTATTACTGACGAAGGTGACTTTGATTATGTTTTAGACTTGTTTGTTCACCAAAACGTAGGTTCAATGCGTCAGCCTTATGTTTGTCCTTGGGAAAATTTCAGACTTCCTTGTCCGATTTGTGAATTTATAAAAGCAAATCGTCTACCTAAAGAAGAATGGAGTAAACACAGACCAAAAAGAAGGTCCATCTATCTTATTTGGGATCGTACTGATGCCAAAGAAGAAAATAAAGGTGTTCAAATTTTTGATGCAGCTCATTTTTTCATGGAAGAAAAAATTGAAGAAATTGCAAAGCTTCCTAGGGGCGGGGGTTACGATACTTTTTCAGATCCAGATGAAGGTAAAAGTGTTTGCTGGACTCGTAAAGGTTCTGGTAAAGAAAATACATCCTATCTTGGTCACAGATTTATTAAAAGAGAATCAAAAATACCAGATAAGATTCTTGACTCTACTTTTTCTTTGGATCAAGTAATTGATATGCACCCTTCTTATGAAGAAATCGAAAAAGCCTTTAATGGTGTGGCTGAGGAAGAAGAAAAAACCGAAAAGCCTAAAACCAAAGAAAAGAAAAAAACCAAACCTGGGAAGAAAAAAGTCAAAGTAAAACCGAAGAAAAAAACTGATGATGACATTCCTTATTAAGGATTCTAATTATGGCCAAAAAGATAAAAATCAAACCTATTAAAAAAATTATAAGTACTGCTGATTCTTTTGAAGCCATGATGGATGAAGAAGAGGTTGTTGATCCTGAATTTATTGATGTTAATAATTTAGTTCCAATGGGATCAACAACCGGTCATCTTGAATGTTCTGGTAATTGGCAAGGAGCTTTTAACTTAGGAAAAATGATTAATTTAATAGGTGATTCTCACGCAGGTAAATGTATTAAAAATTCATATATTTTAACTTCAAAAGGAATGGAGTTAATAGATGATATAGGTAAAAATAAAAAAGAGGGGATAAGCCCTTATATTGAAACTTTATCTATAGATAAAAACCGAAAAGACGTAACCTCACTTTTTTGGAAAGAAAAAGTCTCTAAGACAATAAAAATTATCACTAAAAAAGGATATTCTATTGAAGGAACTCTAGATCATCCTATTATGATAATGAATAAAAATTTCCAATTCAAAATGCGTAAATTACAAGATATTAAAAAAGACGATTGTGCTATAATAGCAAGAGGTACTAATAATTTTACGGAAGAATATTTTCCTATTAAAAATATAAATTTATCTGAAACTAATGTAAAGAAAGCAAATATTCCTAAATTTATAAACGAATCTTTTGCTAGATTATTAGGTTATATTGTAGCAGATGGAAATATATACCCTAATACTATTTTTCTTTCTACTACTAAATCTTATATTAGGGAAGATTTAAGCACAATAGCATCTAATTTAAATATATCTTTAAAACAACAATCTATAGGAGGAAAACATTTAGCTACTGTTATTGCTAATTTATTTGATAATCCTGATAAATTTACAGCAAGGTATAAATTTGTTCCAGAATGTATTTTAAAATCACCTAAAAATATTCAAACTTCTTTTTTAAAAGCTTTAATAGATTGTGATGGGTATGGAACTAAAACACAAATAAGTTATTATACTGCATCGAAACAATTAGCAAAACAAGTCCATTTAATGCTCTTAAATTTAGGTATAATTTCTACTTTATCTTTTAAAAATGGTGCTTTTGACGGAGTAAATTATCATGATCATATTTATTGGGCTGTAAATATTTATGGAGATGAACTAATTCTTTATAATAATTTAATCGGAAGTTCTAAATATAATGAATTTTTAAAACGAAAAAATACTCAAAGAAATAGTGATTATGATTCAATACCAAATTTAATTAAAAAAATGAAAGGAGATATTGAAAAATTAAGGAAAAAAGTAGGATGGTCTAAAAACGGAAAATGTACAAATGATCCAAGACGTTTTCCGAGAATAAAATTTGCAAATACTGAAAATGGCTCAAAAAAAATGATTAAACGATTTATTGAATTATTTTTAGAATGGCCTATTGATTTATCTTTTTATAACACAATTCTTTCATCAGGATATTGTTTTGATTCAATTTCGATTATTGAAGAAAAGATAAATCAAACAATAGTTTATGATGTTCATATTCCAAATTCACATTTATTTTGGAGTAATGGGTTTATAAGTCATAATACCTTATTAGCTTTTACTATATTTGCGGAATGTAATAAGTTAAAAAGATTTGATGATTACCTTTTTAAATATGATGATGTAGAAGCAGCAAATGAGTTTAATATTTCCCTTCTGTTTGGTTCACAATGCGCTAATAGGATAGATCAAACTGAACGAAGCAGGACTATTGAAGATTTTAATGATCGAATTGCTTCTCTTTTGGATGAAGGAGAACCTTTTATTTATGTGCTTGATTCATTCGATGGATTAACCAGTGAAGCTGCTATTAAAAAAGATATCGAAAATCGTAAAAAAAGAGAAAAAGGAAATGAAACAACAGGTGATTTTGGTGACGGCAAAGCTAAAATCTTTTCAAGATTCTGCTCTATGAGAATACAAGAATTAAAAGATACTAATTCCCTTCTTATTATTATTTCACAAACAAGAGATAACATAGGTTTCGGTGCTCAATTTACTCCAAAAACAAGATCAGGAGGAAGGGCATTAAAATTTTACTCAGCTTTTGAAATATGGTTAGCATGTCAGAAAAAAGAGAAAAAGGGCAAAAGAACCATCATTACTAATGTTCAAGGTAAAATAACTAAAAACAAGTTAACTGGTAAGCATGGTGAATTTTACTTTCCTATTCTTAATGATTACGGAATGGATAACATAAAGTCTTGTATCAATTTTTTGATGGATGAAGGGGATTGGACAGGAACTAAAAAAGCAGTAAACACAAAAGGTTTCTTAGATTTAAAAGATTCTAAAGGTAAAAAGAAACACCCATCTGTCAAAGAACTTATTGATTATATTGAAGAGGAAAATAAAGAAGTCAGTTTGTATAAACTG